AGAAAACAACCTGTACAAAAAACTTTAAGTAACATTGCTTTTCAAGAAGATTACATAATGAAAAACTTCAAAGGCAAGGATGTACCTATTGGACCTATGACAAGAATAAAAGAAGCTTTTGCTGATGTAATCAGTAATAAAATAAAAGGTGCATCAGATGTTAGCCCTGTTAAAACTGATTCTGCCGCAGATGTAAAAAGATATATAGAATCTTATAGTCCCCGTGAATTAAAAAGTTTAGGAATAGACAAAGCCTCTGTATTTAAAGATTTAGACATGATAGCCAAGTTAGAAAGCACACAAATGGCAGAAAGCTTGGCATTAGGCTCACGTATAAAAAATACAGAGTTAAAGAATGTATTTGATAATATTGTCCAAGCTAGAGACCTAGATTTAACTAAGACAGTTGACACTATGATGGATATCATACGTAAAATGCCTAAAGGACAACAGAAAACAGAAATAACTAACATAAGAGCAGGTTTATTAGATTATGTATTCTCTAAACAAAGTGGTGTCTTTAAAGAGGTAACTCAAAAACAAAGTGCATATTCACAAATTGGTGATACAGTAATTATGCCAAATAAGTTAGACGAAGTTATAACAAAGTTAGATGGTGCGGGGGTATTTCAAAAGATATTAACTGCAGAAGATAAAAAATTACTAAATGGTATGAAAAACTATGTGGGGGTTATACAAAATGCTGGTACTGATGCAGGTTCTGCTTTAGCAGGTGCTCAAATTATTGGTAATATGTTTACCTTAGACCCATCCAAGTTTATATCTGGTATGGCTAGATTAAGTGCACAAGGAAGAATAGCAAAGCTGTTTGCTAATAAAGCGTTTTCTGATGCAATGACTGGTATTGGTCCACCACAACCACAGTCTAAAAAATTATTAAGGTATTTTACAGGGGCAGGGTCTGTAGGTAATATTATTACACAGCTTGCTTTACTAGGTTCTCAACGTAGTGATGAGTCTGCCCAAACGGAAAAACTGTTAGACGACCCAGAACTTAATAAAACTATACAAAGTTTAAGAAAACAAACTGAATCTTTAAGGTAGAATAATAATGGCTGATGATGAAAAAACAATATCCTATGGTCAAGATTATAGCACGTTAAGTAATGTGCAAAAAGAAATGTTTGGCTTAAGCTATCGTGATGTCTTTGGGCTGGAAGGTGGGTATACTCCTCGTACAGAAGAAGACTTAAATATAACTGAAAAAGATGTCAAAGGATTCGTCAAAAGACGTAAAGCTGCTGCTGAAAAACGAAAAAAAGCAGGTATGCTTTCCTTAACAAAAGAAATAGTAGAAGAACAATATAGTCCTAGAATATCTTTAGATTATCAAGAAGTGCTACCAATACTTCCTGGCTTATACCGACAAAGTAAAACAGCTATAAAAGATAAACTCATTGATGAAAAATTAAATATTGCTCAACAAAAAGAAAATTATAAGTCCACTTTATCAAATACTCCTCCAACCGATTTAGGATTAATGAGTCCTAAAAACCTCATAAACACTTTGAATAGAACGGAGCCTGGTCCAATAGTGCCAGAAGGGATGACTTCTGGTTTCATTGCACGTCCACCTGATGAAGCTACAGACCCTAAAGATTTACCATTTTTTAGTCTCACAGGACCTTCTGAATATGCTCCTTCAGCAGGTGGCATATTACGTTTCCTTGGACCTGCACAATTCACAAACCCTCTTACTAAACCTAAGAATGCATTAGGCTCAGGTTTTGGTTTTGGACTAAAAGGTATGAAGGGTTTAACTGGTGAAGAATATCTAACTAAAAGTATCTTAGCTAATATACAAAAGAACAGTGATGTAAGTGGTAAAGAAATACTTAGACAAGCTTTATCACAAAAAGGTGTAACTGTTAAAGACAGATTTGGAAAAGCCCCAACAGTCAAAAAGACTGAAATGGATTCTGTATTTGATGATGATGGCACACCTGTTACAATATCTAACGAAACCGATGAGTTAGTAAAGTTACCTGAGTTTGATACAAATTTACCTGATAACACTAAAGTAATAAAAGAAGCTATTGCAAAAGGTAATCCCAAGGACTTACCTATATTAAGAGTCAAAGACTTAAACATACCTGAAGAGTTATCTAATTTAGACGTACTAGAGACAAAAAAAAGTCCTTTTTACAGCACTAATGTTAAAGCTTATTTTAACAGTTTTCCTGAAGGCAATGCTTTTGGCTCTTCAGAAAAAGCTATGCAGCTCCCATTTAAAATAACTTTTTCTGAAGAGGGGGTCGGATTAAAAGCTAAAGGTGTTACTTCTCCATATAGTTATCAAAAAAAGTACCTTCATCCATCTGTTGTTGGAGAAGAAGGAGGAGCACCTCTGTATGGACATGTAAGAAGTTTACAATTAAAAGAATTAGCCCCTGAAGATGTTCACCCTTACACCGCAGCTGATATTTACACTAGAGCAATAAACGCAATACCTGATGAGTTACTAAGTGTTAAAACATATACTAAACCATCTTTTTTAGATGAATATAATATGTTAGACCCCTCAAAAAAAGTACCATTGCAGAAACAAACTGTAGATGGAGTGTCAGAGATAACAGCTATTGATGAGACTGGAAATCTTAACAATTATGGTATAGAAGATTCTGATTTTATACTAGAGTATCCTCAAAATGTTGATGGGGATTATAATAAAAGAAGATTTATAGAGACACTGTTGAATTTTAAAATGAAGATGCAAGAGATGAATGCTATTCTACAAAATATTGCTGTTCCAAATTTAAAATTGCAGAGAGACCTTATGAACAGTCAAAACTATAGTATTTTGACAAGGGGGGCTATTGAAGCAAATAGAATGAATATTGATGAAGTATTACAATATATAAAAAGTAATGCTAATCAACCAAACGGAGATGTCACTGATACAATCAGAGATACGTATAACTCTATAGTAGAATATGCAAAACGAGCTATTCATAACAGTTTTACTACTAGTAAAGGATATGGAATGGACGAAAGAATGTTTTTACCAGGGGTTTTCAAATCAAAAAAAGATATAAGTCTTCGTATAAACTTCGGAGATGCAAATAGATACGGAATGGGAGAACCTATAACAGTTGACACTTTAGAAAATTTATTTAACACTTTTGCTAAAATTAAGGCTCAAGAATCTGCTTTTATGGCTAGAGACCCGAGTGATTTAACAGGAAAAATAAGTCAAGCAAATGCCATTAAATCTATTTTAGAAAACACTGGAACAGCAGATAATTTACGTAAATTAAGAAAGTGGGAAGAACTGGGAGGACCCGAGTTATATAACTTATACAGAAAAAGTGTTCCTAGTGAGACAGGAGAAACAAGTGCATCACGCATGTTCCCTTCTGTGTTACGAAACAGAATGCAGGAAATAGAACGGAACTGGGGAAAAGGAAATTTAATAAAAAGACTTGGTGAGGAACAATTTGATACATTTAAGCGTTCTGCCACTAAAGGATTTACTTCTCCAGAGTCAATGTTACAACACATGCGTATGACGACAACAAGAGAAGGGACTCTCTCTGCAGAAGAACAAATGGAACAGTTTGAGCGTTATATGGACGCAGAACAAGGAATAACCACTAGCAACGTCTACATAGACAATATTGCAGATATGGCATTTGCAAACTTACAAAGACGTCCTGACAAATTAGTTGAATTAAGTACATTGCACAACGTGAAACAAGCTCTTAAAGATGGATTTGATAAATTGCAGTTTAATACTTTTACGACCATGGCTAAACTAGCAGGATGGTCTAGACATTTAACGGAGGATTATAATTATAAATTAGTTAATGATTATATAAAAAGTCCTTTACAAAAAGATACTGTATCTGCTTCAGATAAACATTTCTTTAATATATTAACTGATGCTGAGCCGAGAAAACTTGAAGGAGACATTGTAGAAGCAGTAGAAATTTTAACACCTTTTCAAGAATTTACTCAATTATTCTTAATGAAAAATGGCATAGTGTTAGAAGATATACTTCCTGGCAGTAGAATTGATATTGCGATACGAAACCCTAAATTTATCAAAGTTAAAGATATAGAAAAACTTTATAGATTTTGGAGAGAGTATAATGATAAATTTGATTTAGACAGATTGGTGCACAAGTTTCTTGTAGATGATGTTAAAAACAATAATTCTAAAATAGTTAACAACATATTAAATAACATGGATGACTATGCACTATTAGGAATGGGATTTAAAGACAAGATAAAAGGTACACCAAGCACGTCAGCACCAAGTAAATTAGTAGAACTTTTTAGTGACAAAACATCAAAAGAGATTTTTAAGTTGTATGAAGGAGAAACTCTACTAGGACGTTTTAGAAGAACAGCAGAATCAGTAGAGGAGCTCAAAGAAAAAATTATAAGCCGGGTAAATATTATACAACATTTTAAACCTCCTCTAGGGCAGAGTGTATTTAGTTATCATAAACAACGTGCTAATAATCCCTTTTATTTAAAATATGGTAAGCCGACAGACGAAAAACTAGCAGAGGTTATTGCAAAGATACCTAAAAGTCAAATTGATAAGGCACCTAAAAACTTAGGATTCTCTTTACAGTATGGTAAATATAAAATGAAAGCCTTAGAAAGTTTAGGTTTAAATCCTAAAGTAATTACACCTAGTGAAGAAAATGGGTTAACTTTTATAGAAGTAGATTTTACAAAAACTAATTTAAGTAGAGAAGAATTATTACAAAAACTAGAAAGAGCAGAAATAGATTTATATTCTCAATATATGCCGATGCCTAATTTTAATGAAGTAAGCGAAGAAGAGATTAACGACAGCACTTAACCTTCGTTAATCACTTCCATGGCACTTAGCTTATCTTCTATTTTACTAGCTTGTAAACGAAGCTGCTCTGCAACTCTCGTCAAAAACTCTTTACTGCTACCACTAATCCTCACATCATTTTTCCTCAACACTGCAATCGTGTGACTATCTATAAGTGTCTCTAAAATATCATCCCAGGTGTATTCGCTGAAGGAAGGGTCTTCGTGCTCAGGTGCTATTACAACACCTATGCCATGTAAGGTTAACGAAAGCTCTAAATCTAAATCATTTATAAGTTCAATTCTTTTTATCGACATCTTTTATTTTTCTTCCTTTAAAGAATACTATTAAGTTAATTATTGTGTTAATTGTTACTGCTATTACTAACCACAGTTGCCATAGCTCTATCGTCATATTTTTCCTTTGATGGAAGTTTCTCCCATTCCTTCATACTCATCTTAAACCTAGATAGTGTACTTCTGTTGTCACCACTAACTAAGTCTCCTTGTGATATTCTTGCCCATTTTCTACCCTCTACTACGTACACTAAATGTGTGCCACATATGGGAAAACGTGTTTCAAAAAATCTAGCCCTATACCTCTGTGCGTTTTTCCACACTGGACTCTGAGGTTTCTCTATCTTTGCCATTCTTGTTCCTTTCTCTGAATGCCTTAATTACGTCTGATGAAAATAATTTTTGGATATTAAGCAAATACATCGCTGATGCATTGTGGTCGCCCCCTCTTACTGTTTTAGTGTAGTCAAGAGAGTCAATAATACTGCGTAGAACATCAGTCCGAAAAACAAGTGTTGCGTAGGTTTCATTGCCAATACATAGGTTATGAAACCAATAATCTGATTCTGTTGCTTTGATTCCCGAAGGTTTGCCATAACTTTCATACTCCACTGCTATATTGCCAGTTCGTTGCCACATATCTCTCTCAGATTTAACTTCAATTTTTTTATTCTGAAGCATATCTGCAACTTGTTTTTCTCTGACCTCACCATAGTTCAAATCAATATCGAACTTCTTTCGGTCTTTTACTGACGGCTTCACTTCTTTTTACTTTCAGTAATTTCTTCTGTCTGTTTTCTTTCTAAATACTTAAGTATCATAGATAGTCGTGCATCATATTTATCAATCTGCTCTATTTCTTTATCCATAGCCTCTATGATATCTGAGTGCTCTCCGATGCCTGATGACCTACTTAAATATATTTCTACGTTCGCAATATGCTTATTTATGTATCCTACGTAATAAGACTTAAGTGCGGCTAGTAACATTTCTCTCACTTTTGTTTCTCCTTAAATTTTTAAAATAACTTTGGTTAAATCCTCTTAACCATTCTTTTCCTCTAAAAGAAGAGGGACTAAATGGATTAGTGGACTCATGTATAATACGTCCAGTCTTTTTCGTTCTATAGAAGTCTCTCTGACCTTGTATGTAGAACCTATCAACAATAGCCATGTTAACTCCTAATTAACTATATCAACCACTTCACAACTGTCTGCTGTACAAGCTAGTGTTTGATTACCTACAGTATTATCTTCTTGTTCGTAATCAGCAAGTTTTGACCAATCAATAAACTCAGGCATCTTAGCTAAAAACTCCTTATAATGTTCTTCTGTACAATCCTGGTAAGGGGCTTGTTCATACACCATATCACTTCTTGGTAAGAAAGACAAGCCTGAAGCTATATCAAAGTTCTTATATATCCAAGAACCAGTCTCAAGCCACTCATCTTTACCCACCGATATAGTTACAGATGGCTTATGCTCACACCAATGCATTGCATAAATTTTCCAAAACTCTAGTTGTTCAATAGCAGACATATCATCTCTAGTGACACACATATCAGGTGCTTTGATAGGAAAGCTAAAAACAGCATTGCTTTGGCTCCATCCATCGGTTTCCCATGGTATGTTTTGGTCCATCATAAACTGTGTGAGTGGGTCTTTTTTATCACAACGCACAGTTCTTATGTAGTACTGACTATGTCTTGCATGAATACCTGACGCAGAATCTGTGAGTTGTGAAACTGTGCCTGATGGTTTTACACAAGTAATAGCAGTAGATTGAGGTATGCCTATAGCTTCAGCAAACTCTTTGTTGGTATCAACTGCTATCTTTTTAAGTATCATTAACACACTTTCTAAATCATTGCTATCTTTGCCATTAGTAATAGCGTTATCCATGATACCTGTCATAGATACACCTAACAATCTTTCTTCAGCCGTATTGTTGTGCCATATTTTACGTAAGTAAGGAAAGTGAGTTAAGGTAGATTGAAATGTACCTATTATTGTGGCTATGCGAACTTTTCTTTCTAAATCTTTAATAGTATCAGTACCACGTACAATTATTTCAGATAAATTACAGAACTGGTATGGACGCAATATAATCTCACTGCACGGATTAGTACCGAAGTCATACTCAGAATTTCGTCTACCATTCTCAGCCGCCTTATTCTTAGCCGCCCCACGATAAAACATGCCTCTCTCTCCAGTGCCAGACTCAGCCAAAGAAAGCCACTCTCTCATAAATGTGTATGGGTCAGGTTTTTCTGTGTAAGCCACTGAATTATTTGACATTTGTCTCTGTGGTTCAGTTTTGTAAAACTCCCCAGTCTTTGCGTGTCTCATTCTATCGTCAGATAAGTTGGATAAACTTATCATGGCAGAACGTCTTACACCACCAGAGACAACTACTTCTCCGACTTTGCACATCAAGTCATGACATTCTAGGCTAGACAACTTTCTACCTTTTGCTTCTTTAAATACTTTTACTGTGAATCGGAACAGATTATCCAAAGGTGCAGGTCCTGATGCTCTACCACCAAATATCTTTAGTTTAGCACCTGCAGGTCTGACGAGAGATAAGTCCCACTTAGGTATTTCTCCTGCCCATAGCAAAGCCAATAGCTTACGGAAAGCTTTCGCCCATCCCTCTTTACTGTCTTTAACAATAATAGTTTCTTCTGTATCAAATAATAATCCAGGAATTTCAGGTAACTTGCTTATGCAGTCCCTCTCCACAGAGAATCCAACACCAGTGCCACACATAAGTATATACATAGCTTCATCAAATGCTTTTGGGTCGTCTACTGGCAGATAAGAACAATTATATCCTGCAGTGTTATCTCTATCTAAAGCTTTGCCTGCAGTCATCATAGCTCTCATAGACGGCATAACTTCAGAATGAAGTATAGCTTCATGTAATTCATTTTTAATATTGTCAGGAATGATATAATCATGTTTTTTCAAAAGATGTGAACTCATAAAATCTACATATCTGCCCACAGTCTCGTGCCATTCCTCTCTTCTATTTTCATCATCAAGCCATCTTGCATACCTAGACTTGTGAATAAATTGTTGATAATACGTTGGTAAAATTACGTTACTTTTCATCTTAATACCCTTATAGTTACATCTTTTGCTTGCAACCCAACTATTTCATGTAGTAGGTCACTAATCATTTCTTCCAATATAACTGGAAGCTCTTCTTTGTCAAGTGTGAACTCTCCTGAATCTACTTCAGCAGACACTCTAATCGTTATCTTCGACTTTCTCATCTTGCACCACATCAATTAGGCGAGATAAATACCACTCGGCTTTCTGCAAGTCTTGTAAAGGCTTGCCTTTGTATTTGTATCTCCACAAATACTTCATAATATTTCCTTGTAAATAACTTTTAAATTCAGTGCCCGTAGCAGCTTGTATAGCATCAATACATTCTATACCAAAATCATTATAATGGGCAGGACTATTTACCATATCTTCTTTTACTTGCTTACGTCTCATCTTCATATACTCCACATACTTTAATGTATTGTTACTTGTGAATTATTTGTCTCTTCATCTATACTTTGTCGACCATCTTCTAATACTTGGTCTGTGTCTTTAATTGCAGTATACACCATACCCCTTGTTAGCAAAGCATAAAACATAGTGTCTTCTTCTGTCAACAAATTTCTATCATGACTATGATAAATTTCTACATCAAAGCCCTTGTCTAAGTGTCTGATTATAATAGCA